CTTGATTCGGTCCATACGCACTCGCGGATATGCGGACTGCACGTTATCGGTGCTGTCCCCACGAATACACTTCTGAAATACGTAAAACAGAGGGTCACCATCAAATTCCGACAGCGTCTGTTCCTTATCAGTTGCAGGAGAGACGATGCGGACATTGGTGTATTGCATCAACTGTAGCAAGTCTGAGTCTGTGCTGATAATGACGATCTCATTGTCATCGCTGGCCTCAATCTGACAGAAGCCAGCGATCAGATCGTCAGCCTCCAACATATCTTCAACCAACGTAACAATGGTCGTCTGTTCAGCAATCAGTGCCTCAAACTCACGCATGTGAGTCAAGAATCGCTGATACTTCAGCTGCTGGGCTGGAGTCATGTCTTGCCGACGATTGCCCTTGTACGGCTTCTTGGAGATGCACGCATCGCTGGCGGTATAATCCTTGCGCCAACTCTTGCGGTCAAACACCATCACAACCTTGTCGGGACGGTGCTGCTTGTAATACTTGTTCAGCATGACCAGTGCTGTGTGAGTAGCTAATCCAGCGAGCGTCTCGTCATCCTCTTGTCGTTGAACGAAGAAGGTGCGGTACAGCAGATTGGAAATGTCAAAGACGAGGTATTTCATGTTATACGTAGTCGTTCGTCCGATGTTTATCGGTATTCTCAATGGAGATGGCTTCAAGGCGCTCGGTCATGTCGTGATACAGTAGAGCTAACCACTTCTGGACCGCTGTGTCTTCGTCGCGGCCAGTGATACCGTTCTCCTTCAGATACTCAATGAATGCAGTGTTCCAATCAAGTTCGATCTGAAGCCCACGAGCTTCATCAAACTTGTCGCTCTTGATCTCAACCCAAGGGTCCTTGCTTGTGTACCTTGCTGCGTCGGCCTCGTCACGCTGACGAAACACGGCAACCTCTTCACTCACAACATTCAGTTCTTGCTTCACTTGGTCGCGTTCAGCAAGTGCCTCGTTGAGTGCATCGCTGTAGCGCTTAAGCTCAGCCATTGTTTGGTCGGCGCGAATCTTATCACGATTCCACCAATTTGAAATTGCCTTGAACATCTTACACCTTAGGTAGTACGTTGACGCACAGATTGTTAATAGACATCCGCATAATGCCGCGGGATGTCAACTGAAAAGCACCGCCGGTGTTGTGCTTGAACAGCGCCAACACCGTTTTGATCGGATATTTATGGGTGAAATTCGGCGTAGATCCGTCGAGAGCCTGCAGATCTGCAGCGTCTGCCAACTGGAAGGTCATCTTATCCATGTTGATGTCAGCCAACTCCATCGTCACTCCGTCGTCGTTACCGATCAGAGTGATCACATCAGCACCCATGGCTGATGCGCCCTTTTGCATGTACGTGATGGCTTCAGGAACAGCGGTAACCTTGATCTTGACGGCGTCGTTCATAGCCTTGGGGGCCTGAATTGTTGCGGGATTGGCACAACGATAATCAACCTTCAGACCCTTAGCCTTCATGGTTAACGTTCGAGCAAAAAGCGACGAATCGCCTTCGGTTGTGACGTCAATGTCAAAAGTGTCGTGCAGCTTCACCAGATCCAACCGCGAGGAGAATACGCCAAGCCGATTGAGACCAATCGAGCCAAACGGAAGGTCTGGCACGTTTGCGTCCTGCAAGATAAACACCGTACGTTCCTCGTCGATCGCTCGAACCTTCCCAGGCTCGATAATCAGACTGTCAATCTTGACGAGGTTTGCCGTTTGCACGGCATTCAAAATGTACCCCAGAGTGGGTTGATCCATCTTCATGGAGTTTTCTCCTTATAGTTTGTCATTACTGTATCAGAATTCCAACAAGCTGTCAACGAACAGACTTTGCTTGCTCGGAGGTCGCTTGTTGATTGCCTTCAGGATGTTAGCCAACGGGTTGTCAACGAGTCGCTCGATGTGGGCGTCCACATCCACGTTGCAGTGGATGTTAAACCAAGGTGGCACAGTCTCTGTGTCGGTCGGTAGAGCGATGCTCTTAAACCGTCCGTTCTTGTTTTTCAGGTAGTACACCTTAAGCTTCATGCCTGACACAATGGGGGCACTATTCTTATCGTTGTACTGCTTGAGGCACTGATTGTAGTGAATGGCAGCAGCGACGTGACCAGGAAGGCGCGTCCCAATGTCTGCATCGTATGCAATTGAGTAATCCTCCAGCTTCTTGACACCCTTCGGTAGGCCAATTCGTAGAAGATCACCGCCAGTACCCGCGTCAGTTAGCTCCGTCTTGTAGTCCACAATCGACACAGAAATGTCTTCCCACGTCTCACCCTTCAGGTATCGCTCGATGAAACCGTTCAACTTCTTGGAGACGTCTGCGGGGAGGGTTGTCTTCTTGGTATCAAGACCCATCACCTTCATCTTATCGACTGGCTTACCGTCCAAGTCAACCAAGTGAAGAATGTACCGCTTCTTATCAACGAAGATGCCCTTATCAGACACAATTTCACGGCCTGCTTTAATAATGTCATCATAGCCGGGAGTGCACAAAAAAGTGTTACGCATGAAGTCCGGATACGACTTGTTGACAATGTCAGCGACCATATCAGCGACCTTAATCGCTTCTTCCTGCGAAGTCGCAAATGTGCGGAAATACGTGGAGTCAGTGTCTCCGTAAATGACAGCTTCTGAGTGATGTTTCCCGTTGAATACTGGACCATCCATGGAGATCAGACGCGCTTCTTCCTCCGTATAACCGCTTTCCATTGCGTCCTTCAACGTCTCGTATAGCGGGAATTCGGAATCGTAACTATCCCCCAATGCTTCCGCAGCCGTCCGGCATTGGTGCTTCAGGATGATACGTCCAGAGCCAGTGGTAGATTCACCCAACCGCAAGTCGTAGAATCGGAAGTACAGATTAGTAAGTGCGCCGTATAAGCTGTTCAGCTTGATCTTGTACACATACTGCAGCCGGTCGTAGTAGCCCGCCTTTTCGTAATCTCCTACGTCTCCAGCTTCCTTCTTCATCTTCTGGTACTTCTTACGTAGGTCGTACCAGTTAGCCAACAGTCCTGGGATAAAGCCTTGCTTCGTCTGGTCAAACACCGTACCGTAACCTGAAATAGCCCAGTTACGCTCTGCTAACCAGTCACGCCATTCACTCGCAGGCATCGTCAGCTCGGATTTATCATGCTCAAGCACCATCGTACATAGTTTGAAGCTACCCGCCGCAATTTCAATGAAGTCCTTGACGTCACTCTTGAACTGACCTCGTAGCGTCTCAGGCGAAATGTTCAGAGATCGAATAGCAGACGGATACAGTGAGTTAATGTCGATCGATCCAACCCATTCATGCAATCCAATCTGCGGGAACAGCACCAGAGCTCCGTCAATCGAGCGGTCGACCTCTGGCTCAGTCACATTGTTGACCACGCGGCGGAGTTCGTGGTGGCAATAGTTGACTAGCGCCAATTCAGCAAGTTTCAGAGTGCCGAGAACGTGAGGCATCAGACCTGTTGACAGGTGGTAGTTCACGTTAGCAATGTCGATGTATCCCAGCTTCTGTTCGAATCCGTACAGGATCTCAGTATCTCGGATGTTGTATCGCACGAAGAACGGGAAGTTTTCACGGTACAATTCACGCAATGTCTTTTCGTACGTTAGCTTAGGCAGCGTTGGTTCACCGGTCTTATCATCAACCAGGACTTCTTCAGAGATCGCTTCCAACTTATACGACGGCTTTTCGCCTGGTTCGTACTTCTTAACCAAGTTCATGTAGTCGATGCGAATACGACCAACGAGGTCGAGCGTATTGCCCATCAACTTTCCGTTTTCCTTGTTCTGCACAGCTCGGAACGTAGGGCTTCCATGCATCGGAAAATCGAGACGTTTGAGCCAGCGATACTGTCCTTGCTTTGCGATTGCAGGGTTCGGATTCTGAGCGTATGTAAGGGACAGCTTGCCGGTGTACTCATTGATTGACTCAGCAGTCTCCAGCGACACTTCTTGGTTATCTAGAACGCGCACAATTCGTTGCGCAGTATATGGAACGTCGAAGAAGTCACTGTTCCAGCCGCCGATGACGTCACTCTGCTCAATTTCAACGAGAAAGTTCATGAGGAGTTCACGCTCATCCGCACACACAACATATCGAATGCGAAGGTTCGACATGATCGGGGCATCAGGAGCGCACGTATCAACCTCACGACGGAGGCGCTCCTCATCCCACCCCTCTTCGGGCGGAACGCACAACACAACAATCTCTTTCTTCCAGCAATGGATCAGTGAGACGGAGTTGATTGGGGCATACGGATTCGTAGCCACCATGTCTTGCACCGTGACGCCCATCTCCGGGTCGTAATCCACCTCGATGTCAAACAGCGTTACGTTCAGCTTCGGAGCAGGAATACCGTAATAGTGGTTGGATAACACACGCATCTCGGGGGGAACGTCAGATTCCCACGTGCGAACACGCCGGACGTCAAATTCCTTCTTGGCAGCGTAGTATTCCGACGACGTGTCGAACTCAGCCTTCGACACTCTTGTGTCGTAGATGGTACGATACTCCCCATCCTCGTCGTCATAGTAGAAGTAGTACGGAGCAGGGTAGTCTGTGACGATTCGCTCCGTTTCAGACAATCGTTCCCACACGTAAACGCGATTGTTCTTTGTTACTGCAGAGATATAACTCATTTTTTCCTTTCTATCACCTGTCATTATCACGTCGAGGGTTGGGTCAAATCAAGCGCGGATGTGACAGGGGAGCTATTTATCACGCATAAAAAAAGAGCCCCTTTCGGGGCTCTTTTTATTCATCAGACTTGTCTAAGGGGTCGTTATGCCCACCAACATCGTCGGGGTCGCGCAGCTTCCCTTCAATGACGGTTTCGTACAGCGTCTCGAAGTGGCGATTTTCCTCGAGCATAGATCCGTAGTTGTGCTTGTACATCGTGGCAGCAATCTTACGAACCAGCTTCTTGTCAACACCGTATTCAGCAGCAATGTCTGCAACCGATTCCTTCATACCTTCCTTCAGATCGTCGATTTGTTGGTGGTAATGAGTCACAGTGGCCAGTGCTGACTTGAACTTCTTGCGAATTTCCGGATCAGCCAGAATGTTGCCCTTGTTGTTATCGTCTGCGGAACGTGCTTTTACTGGTTTAACCATGATTTCTCCTTATTGTTATAGTCTAATCTTAGTGGGTCAAATACGTTGCGACAACAGGCCGTGTTTTTTGTTAAACGGCTGAACTTGCTTTGTAATCAAGCTCCGTACGCCTACAACGTAGGCGTATTGGGCTGGTGAGCGTAGATGTTCCACGTTACCGATGCCCATATTGTATGCTGCTACTGCCTTATCCCAGTTGCCGTTGCATAGGTCAAAGTACAACTTGACAT